CGGGACGATTTCTTGAAAGAAGTCATGGTAGTGGTCATTAATACACTTGGGTCCGTGCATAACCTCCGTTGATTGTAGCGCACTCTGATTGGTAACGAGAATGGGCTGCGCTCTAACAGCTGTGCGAATAGCCGCGTCATCAGTTCGCAAATACGTGATGGCCAGTGTCTGTAACGTGGACTCGGGCGGAACGACACATATGTCATCAGGATCCCAATCATTCGCAAAATGACGGCGTTCACTTGCTCCTGAATTTTGTAGAATCCAATTCGCGGATTTACCATAAACTGTGATGGGGCTCGGCGTTGGCCCACTAGCAAAGTAACTCAGCATGAGATTTCCTAAAATCTTGTGGGTTGGGAAGGTTCTGATCTTGAAAGCCAGCCCCGATTTCCCAATTGGTGTCTGATCGGGTGCTAACGCCCCAAGCACGGGTCTGCCGTTCACCATCGTGTAATTGTACCAATTGACATTGGGCTGCAAGTTCAAATCCCCAACACCATTAAAAGTAAGCTGGGTCTTACCCCATCTAGGTAACTTGTACGCTGCCAAGATTCCCTGTGTACGATTATTAGAATTGAGGGTGAAGGTACCAAAAAACTTGTTGGATTCCGTGGAATTCAGCAATATGTCCTTCACATCTGTGATACCAGCCAGAGTGGTACGGGTCAAGCTCCCTGATCCACCAGCACCCGAGTCCGGACCGCCCAAACGAAGTACATCCACGTCAGTTGTTCCCTCGACAAAACCTCGCAGTCTCAGAACAGCAGGTTCATCGATCTCAAGGGGGACACGAGCCGACAACGTGTATGTGGCATTCGTCGGGAGTTTAACAAGAGACGCAGCAACGTCTGTGGAAGGCCCCACAAATGTGGAATCCAAACGACCACCCAGACTGATGGTGTCCGGGACACGTGTGGCATACAGAAGAGGGATTGGTTCCTCACAAATCAAAAGAACCTTCTGCGTGGTAATCGTTGGATTGACTACTGGGTTCACAGTAGTTGCCGCAACAGTAGACGTTGTGCTATTGGTTGTGATGGCATCATTCTTCTCAACCTGCGTTGAAGCGATTGGAGGACGTGGAAGTGTCAGCTTGAAATCGGTGGACATGGATTGGTACACGTTTACTATGACCTCGGACTCAGATAACTTCGAGGGAAGGAGAAGGGGGGCGAAAACGCTCATAGTGAGTACACCGTTCGCATATTTTCTACCCGACACAAATGATCCTGTAGTATAATTAAGAATCTCGGGCATCGACGAGATTGTTGGCAGAAACGGAGTGTCCTGTCCCCAACCAATTGATGCTATATGCTCAGTCTTCTCACCAATATCAAAGACAACAGAATAGTTCTTATTGTACTCCGAAACCTTGGTAGTATAAATCGGGTCCCACGTAAGCATCAATTGACCGCGGTGCATCTTAGAACAAATGACTTCGAATCTATACTTGCAAGTTCCGCTCCAATACGAAAAGGGGATAGAAACCCAAGTGGAGGGGGAGACATGGTACTCAGTATCTACCCCCGTTCCAGTGAAAACCCCATGGAAAGGGGAGCATCGGAACGATCCCAAAACTGTGTCTATACCAGATCCAGTTGTCCACACAAATGAACCCACAAAACATTCTTTAGAAGCCAACCCTACGACTGAGGTGTCCGTGGAAGAAGCCCACATCACTGATGGCGACGTCGAAAGCTGAGGTCGGGAACCATCAATAGCTGCAGGTCCAGCATACGAGTTGGGGTCAGACAGGGCTGATTCGTTGACGATTTTGAGCACCGACAAGGGATGTACAGTGGGCATCACTAACTCAAGATTTTCGAAGTGTCCAAGAACGGTAATCAGACACGGCAAAGTGCCTTCATTGACCATCCTCAATGGCACAATTGATCTCACGGTGATTCGACCCAACTTCGCGACATCATCTGAAGTCATATCGGCATAATCTCTTGGGAATATAAACGGCAGTGTCATCGATCCCCCCTGAGAATCCCGCGGGGAGATAGTAACGCGAGGCCGTTGACTAAACTCGATCAGATCTTGCTGAGACGAAAAAGAATACTGGGTGATTTCATCATATCCAGGAAGCGGTTGGTACACGAACCATGCTAGGCCGGAATGGAAATCTGTTCCCTGAATACTCACGTCTAAAACCAAAGAAGCACGCATGAAGCGGAAAAATTCACATTTGTTGCGTAAAGCCTGATTCTGCATGAGAAGGGTCCAAGGATCAAAACTGAAATCTAAGGTCGATCCCACATTCCACGTATACGTCTTAAGCCTTACCGGGCGATGGGTGAACGATACTGGTGTGTCGTGCGTGGTTACAATCTTGGATTCAGCAGATTGCGATGCTGCCACTACCGTCACATCCGTAGTGGAAGAAGGAGTTATCATCTCCATGTTTTGTAAATTGCTTTCGTTGGTAACGCACTTTGGTTCTTGGAACTGCCCAGCGTTAGGGGAGTTCCTTGGAGATTCAACATTCAGAGAATGCCCCGTGACTGCTTCTCCCTCACAGTCTCGTGGTAATCTGTCCTCTGAACAGGCAGCTCTTGCATTATGCTGGTCTGCCAACCCATCAATTTTGCCGTAGTTGAAACGGTTTAAGCAATCGTCCAGACTGTCTGGATCTAAGCTCGTGGGATGTCTCGACTTCATCAAATTGATGTAGTACGAGAAATCCCGAGTCAGCGTTTTCTGGTGAATATGCCATCTACCAGCGGCTAATGCTGCAGCCGTTATCCTTTGTCTCCAATCCTCAAACTGCTCCTCTCCGTGTAGTGATAACTCTTCCATGACCGTTCTCACGACTTCAAACTCTACGATGCTGGGTTTCTCCGATGATGGCATCCGGCAATGTAATGACCTGGACAAAGAACGTAGATTGAGTGGACCAACAATTCTACCTAAGTGCTCACAGTAGCGGAAGCCTCGTTGGCAACAGGAAAGTTCACGTAATTGAAGATTTCCACCTATGATTCCGCTCTTATCTGAACCCGTGATTGTGACGCCCTTGGCATTAAAGTACTTTGTGACGAAATCCATTGTCAGGGACTCACAGACAGTCGATAGGAGACTGTCGTCTCCGATCGATCCGACCCGTACTTCGTTGTCAAAATCCCCTAGAATAGAAACAATCTCCTCAGCAGGTAGTAGGTTTACCACCTCAACTAACTTTCGAAATCCCTCAAGAGTGTCAGGAAACAAATCGGGGTCAAGAGTGTAGACTTTCGCAGCGACATACGCCTCTCGTGTACGTAATTGAACGCCTGAGATGTTGTTGTAGGTGATGGTAAGCTTGTTGCCGCTCGTGTTCATGTACATAAACAGCCATTCTCCAAACAAGTTCAACAGTGGGACCGACATCTCGAAACCACAGCGACGCATGAGTAGGCTGTGATGAGGATCACCTCCACACTTGTCAACAATGCGAGCCAGACATTCCGTCGTCGCAACCAAATCCTGATTACACATTGAAAGATCCATCTTCTTTGTGTCAGCATCAAGAAAGGTAGTCTTCTCGATATCTCCAATCTTCAAATGCCAGTCTGCTATCTCGTGCCAATCCTGCGATTGATATGAGACACCTTCATAACATCCACTAATAAAGGGCAAGGCCCTGAGGTATCCTACCACATCTCCAAACAAAATTGTTTGAGCAATGTGATGGGCCATTGATTGGGATGTAACCAATCTCCCCCAAGCGGATTGAGTCTGGATTTTCGAGATAAGAGCGGGATCATCCTTGAGAGCACCCTGGACCAGAGTGTTGCATGTGATGCCGGCTTCCCATGCCGCGAAGATCATGTTGACCTCGCAATCAAGTTCGGGGTTCGACGCTGGGACTGGCGTAGTGTACCCCACGACCGTGCCATCTGTGGCAATTGTAACCGCGTCGAACGCCTCTTCGAAATCGGGTAGATCATGAAGCGGGTTTACTGCAATGGGGACATGGGGGTCTAGCATGTAGTACTCAGTCTCTTGAGGGAGGGTAGTAAGAAACGTTCGTGATCTTTTCTTTCCGGGCCTGCCACCACCACACGCCTTATTGAGTGCCATGGACTTAACAAACCTGTTGTTCGGAATTCCTGAGTAGACTTCTGACATATCCAAGGGACGTGGGACAATACCCAACTTACGGAACCCATCAGCAACCTTCTCGCAATAATGCTCAATGACTGCCTCATCCAGTGGTCCGGAGCGTGGTTGAGAGCCCCGGGCCCCAAATTGGAGAACCGTGGCAGCAGCTTTGTTGGCATTCAGGGGGGGAGCATCGTGCAGTCTCGGAATTCCCTCATCTTCTAGCGCAGAGCTCATCGGAGTTAGCTCAATTAAAGACTTGTTGCTCACACGGGAGTGCTTGTCGTGACCAACTGGGAACACCGAAGGGGGTGTTTCTGTGCATTCCGGGCCCTCATTGCGTAGGTAGTTGGTGCAAACTCTACGCGAGGGTTCATCGGTTGGCAAAGGGGGCATCGATGGAATCACATTGTCCAACATCATATTAGAAAATGTGACAGAATCGGCCTGGTTGGTCGTAAGAGATGCTAAGAATCGTTTCCATTCGGAGAATGGTACAACTGTACAATTCGATTCATCCGGACCTACACGCGCGATATGAAAACCAAGAATCACGTGGGGGGATTCCGTGGAAATCAAGGGGCTGCCACAATCTCCAGCTCTTGTGGGGGTTGTTATGATGGAGTTAAATCCCGGAGTCTCACGTGTTTCTGTTCTGATGTCAGCGACAACAGGAAAAACCTTAAGTTTTTGGGAATCTGTAACCAAAACGCACTCACCTGCCGATGTTCCTACACCCGCATTCAACAAATCAACCGCATACTCGTGGTTCAATAGGCGTTCGATATTGCGCATGGGAAAACGTGTGGACAATACAGCAAAACACATGTCTGTGTCAAGACCCGCCACTTGGATCCGGAAAAGTGAGTTGATCCGAACAACAGACTTATTCCCCGTCCCTGGGAAATTTAGCGTGTAAGCTCTGTTAAGGACCACCTCATCCCTATGAACAGGAAGAAGGATGGTGTTCGAAGTGATAAACAACACTTTGCATCCTGCCGTAGGGGTGGCGGCTGTGTCCGAAAAGGTTGTCATTAACGCCGAATTCCCACGAATCACAGATAACAGCTGGTCCATAGTCATGGTTTTGAGATCATGGGGAATCTTTGATTGAATGACAATAGGCTCCCGTTGTAACCACTGATCTGGTTGGTTGATGCGGTCCTCCAACTCATCGACTGTCTCAACTAACATCCCCTCGTTCTTAGTCCGAGCCGCAAGAACCCGTTCAATCTGCCGTCGGCCGAGTGACCCCTCATGGGCCCAGAGGTCTTCCTCACTGGCCTCAGCCATGACGCGGTACTCATGCTGCTCTAACGGGATGCCAATACCTATTCCGTGTATATACAGCTCTTGATGCTTGTATCCTGCTGCGAATAAATCCTGCAGCTGTTTCTCCAAGCGATCGGCTCTTTCATCGCTCCGTCCCCGGGGGCGCCAGTAACCATCGTCGGGATCGCCCCCACCGGTCACCCAGACAATATCCGACAACCCTCGTCCCTCCTCGACGTGTTGTCTCCAGGACCAATGAGCAGCTGAGGTGGCCGATCTGGGTAAAGGATTACCACCCCATGTCGACGGACGCGGAACCCGAATCCAAAGTGGATCGGATTTGATAATCCACTCCGGTACACCGTCCTGGGTTCCATCCTTCCACTCCAGATCTTCGGGTTTAAAACCCATTGACAAAAGAGC